AAAATCTGCTTCAAAAGAAGCGGTTAATAAACTAGAAAATGCAGTTAAACTCGAAATAGAGAAATCACATTTGCGTGGTCAAACTCAAGAAAAACAAGAGAAATTGCAAAGAAAAGGAGAGTAAAATGGATAATGCATTAGAAGATAACAATCTTGAACAAGGTCAAGTTAATGATAATGTAGGGCAAGATAACGGTGAGCAACAGCAAGAGAGTTCTGAAGATTGGGAAGCGCAAGCTAAATACCATCAATCTGAAAAGGATAAACTATATGCTGAAAATCAAAATCTAAAGAAATATGAACAAATAGGACAACTATTGGAATCACGTCCAGACATTGTTGAAAATATACAATCAATGGCAAGTGGTCAGCCAAGTACTGTTAATGAAGTTTCTATGGATAAGGATGAGTTCGACCCTTGGGAAGCCTATAATGACCCAGCATCTAAATCGTATAAGTTTCGACAACAGGAACTACAGAAGTCTATCAATGAAGGTGTAAGTCAACAAATGCAAGGATTTCAAAAGCAAGCAGGAGTGAGTCAATTAAAAACTGAACTTAGTCAAAAAGGACTAAATCCAGAAGAAGTTGAATCATTCATGGAGTTTGCAGCAAAGAATCCTGCAGAATATGGTGTTGATGGAGCAATTAATATGTGGAAAGCTGTAACAAATCCTCAAGCTGTTAATAACAATCCATTAGATGCAGTTCGTCAGAATCAGAGTGCCCCTCAACAAGCAGGTGTTTTAACTGGAGAGCAACCTGAGAGAAAAGGCGAAAAAGATGAAATGTGGAATGCTATTACAAAAGCTGGTAGTCGAGCTAACGTATTGTAAATAATAATATAAACTAAGGAGAAATAAATGGCTACTTATAATAGTGGACAAGTAAAATTCGGAACTCCTGGTGCAGTTATTGATAGCACAGTCCCATCAAGAAGACTGTATGATTTTAGTGATAGGGTCGCTGATTTAGCTCCAGAAGAGTCTCCGTTTTTTACATATCTGTCAAAAGTAGGAAAAGTTCCAACTTCGGATAGTCAATTCCGATTTTTGGAAGATAGAACAAAAACATCTATTACTGATAGAAGTTTTTTTATTGATGGAGTTCAAACATTACCAGCCGCAGAAAGCAGTGGAAATATTACTGTTGAATTAGCAACAGGTAGTAGTGACACAGATGGAAATGTTAAATGGCTTATTAAAGGAATGGTTGTTCAATTCGCTACGAATATCAATAGTGAAGGTGGTGGTGCTGGTGATGTTGAAGCTATAACACAAGCTACAGCTAGGATTAATTCAGTTCAACATAATGCAGCTGATACTACGATTAATGTAACAACTATTGCTGCTTCAAGTGGGTCAACAACTGCACTTGATGATGAAGGTAAGGGTGTTGTAATAGGAACATCATATGAACAGGGTTCAGGTGCTCCAGATGTATGGTCTCAAGAGCTTGATAATAGATATGGATATACTCAAATCTTTAAAACAGCTTGTGAAATGACTAATACAGCTAGAGCAACTGTATATCGTGGTTATGCTGATGAATGGGCAAGATTATGGAATCTTAAATTAAGAGAACATAAAGTTGACATTGAAAGAGCAATGCTTTTTGGTATGCAAGGTTCGACTGGTGGTATTCAATATACTGATGGTGTTGTAGGTCATATTATTAAGAATGGTGGAACACCTGTTAATATATCATCTGCTTCATTGAGTTATACTGAAAAATTGCCTTATTTGGCAACATTTGCATCAAGTGAGTTGACTTATGATAACTTGTTAAGTGCATTTGAAGTTATATATGACCCTGCAAGGGGTGGCACTTCAAATAAACTTGGATTAGCTAGTCTTCCAGTAGTATCTCATTTTAATAAACTTGGTGGATTTGTATCAAGTTCAATGGCAGGCGAAGAGAGATATAACTTTGAAAAGAGTAATGGTCAATTTGGACATCAAATTATGAAAATTGATACTATTCATGGTTCATTATCATTAGTTAAAGAACCGTTGTTTAGAGTTAATGCATCTGGTCATTTAGCGTTAATTGACCTTGACCATGTTTCATATAGACCTCTTGTTGGTAATGGTGTTAATAGAGACACTTCAATTACAACTAACGTACAACAAGCTGATGAGGATTTAAGAAAAGATATGATATTGACCGAAGCTGGTCTTGAAGTATCTCTTCCTGAAACTCACGCATTGTTTAATGTGGAGGGATTCTAATCATGAGAAGCGATGTAAATAATAAGAGTAGTAATGACTATCAAATAGACCCAGATTTTATTCAATTTGGGCCAGATGGTGCTTATAAATTAACTGCAGTATCTAAAACTACTGGCACAATTGCAGTTACAGCTGCGGCAGTAACAACTGTTGAAATCAAACAGCCAGCAGGAACAATATTGAAAGACCTATGGGCGGTTCCAGCAGGTAATATTGTGACAGCAGGAGCTAGTGGTGATGACGTTGATTTTGATTTAGGCACATCAGCATATGGTGGTCAGTTGGTAAACGAGAAAGCTATACTTGATGATGGTGGTTCAGCAGTAACATGGGCAGCCAATGCTCCATTAAGACTTATTGCAAATTCTAATGGACATGCTGCAAATGCGTTTCTTTCTACTTCTGTAGAAGACGCAGGTGTTATTGGAGGACCAGCAACAAGTGAAGCTATAGCTATTGAAGCTACATTGTATAGTGCATCTGAAAGAACTTTATACGCTAGTTTAAAGCCTCTTGCTAATGACCTTGCAACTGCAGCTACAACAGTTAAATTTACTGCTGTGTTCATGTATTTATAAACCGAATCAATAAGGTTTAATAGTCTTGTAGAACTATGGGAGTTGTCGTATAAAGGGCGACTCCCGAATCTACTAAAAATTTTAATAATAAGAGTACGTTCACGCTCAAGCCAGAGCTTTAAGTACACTCAATAAAGGAGAATAAAATGGCACAAACAGAATTACACAAATATACCGTAGCAGAAAAACTCAACAAAATGGATGTTGATTTAATAACAGTAACCCCAACAGTATCAACAGGTTCTACAGATGCTGATGGAGATTTATTATTTGATTCTTTAGAAATAGAAAATGCAGTAGCAGTTAGTGGAGGTTCATCAATATTGCAATCAGTAAGCGTTTTTCATAAAGGAGACCAAACTGTATCATTTGATTTATTATTCTTCCAGGTAACTAAAGACCTTGGAACAGCTGGAGCAGCATTAACTTGGGGTGGAAGCTCTGAAACAGATAATGCAGATGCAGCAGTATTATTGGGACATGTTTCTATATCAAATTGGTCTGATTTAGTTGATGTTCAAATTGCAACAAAAAATAATATAGGTCTTGTTTTAAAGGCTGCTTCTGGTACTCAAAGTATATATTGTGCAGGTGTATGCAGAGGAGCAGCAAGTGGAGACCATTCAGTTGCGACTAATATTGATATTAGATTAGGTTTAGTTAAAGATTAATGTTTACATCAAGAAGAATATCAACAAGTGGAACTGGCTTCCAAGATAATCGCTCATTAAACTTTAATTCTCCAGGCGATAATCAACTTTTAGAATTAGGGTCAGCATTAAGTTTGGATACACATGATGGATATTACTCATTTTCATGGTGGTCAAGAAGAACTTCACTTGACCATTGGGATAGAGTTTTTCATGATGTAGATAGTAATGATAATTGGTTTATATTCCATGATAATAATAATACCATATATATGGAAGGAGACACAGATAATAAAATCCAAGTTGGAACATTAACTGAACAAGTTGTAAATAAGTGGTATCATTTTGCATTTACAACTGTGTCAGATGGAACTGGACAATTTTATCAAGATGGAGTTCCTTTATCTATGACGACAAGTGGTGGCACTCTGGATTCAGCTATGAAGCCCTCTCATTTTGGATTTAGTTTTATAGGAGAAATAAATGATTTTGCTATATATGAAAGAGAATTAAATGCATCTGAAGTTAGAACTATTTATAATGGTAGAGAGCCATTTAATCATAAGGAAGGCCCATTTGCTGGAGATTTAATTCATTGGTGGAGAATGGGAGATGGTAAGGAACAAGGAAGTGGTACAACAATATATGATGAAGCTGGAAGCAATAATGCGACAATAGAAAGCGAAGTTCATATCAAGCATTCAGGAGAAGTTCCATGGTAGGTAATTTGCAGAGAGGGTGTTGAAATATATAAATGAAAATCGTAAATTATTAACAAGCAAGGAGGTAAATAATGCCATACGGAAAAGGAACATATGGAAAGCAGAAGGGAAGACCTCCCAAAAATGCAAAAAAAAGAAATAAAACAGAGTATACAGGTAATGGTAAAACTGGATATTCTGAAATTGGAAAGGCTTAAAAATAATGAGAACATATTATTGTGAATGTGGTGATAAGATTGAAGTTATTAAAAATGTCATTGGTGAATGTAAGTGTGGTAAGTTGTTTGGCGCAGGTGGTAAGTTATCTGATAGTATAAATATGAGGACAACTTGGAGTGGACAAACAAAGGTTGAATTTAGTCAAACAACAATCGACCAAGATATAGCAGAAAGGAATAGTAGATAATGGCTGTAAGTTTTGGAGAAAGAATACACGCATTAACAGGATTTGATGGAGATAGTGCAAGCGCATCAGAAATAGGCGAGAATTACGATGACGTTACAGCTGAATGGATGAATGTGGCAGTAAAGGAAGTTGTTAATATCCTTCCTTTTAAATTAAAACAAAAATGCTGCAAAGTTACTAATTTATATATTGGAAATACAGATACAACTATGGATTTAGATGGAGTAGGAGAAATACTTTATGTAACTCGTGAAAATGCTAATTCTGGTTACTATATTGGATGTAGAGAAATATCTCCTTTGTTAGCAGATTCAGCTAATGATTCAAGTAGTCTTCATTATGCGACAGCGACAGACCCAGTCTATTGGACTGAAAGCAATTCTTCAGGAAATCCAACATTATTTGTGAAGCCTACTCCCGATTCAAATCAGCCTGCTAAAATAATGCATATATCTTACCCTGTGTTTGATGCAGATGGAAGTGGGTCAAATATAAACGTTAAAACTGCAACATCGATTACCAATTTCCCAGATGAAGCTGAAAATTTAGTTTTATTAAGGGCGGCTATTATAGCAACTGAATATCAATTAGCGATTGAAGAAGATGTTGAATTATATATTCCGATACTATCTTCATTGAAAGCTGAATATCAAGAAGGAATTATTGCCTTACAGCATGGAAGTATAGTTCCTCCAAAGCAACAAGGAGATAAATAATGACAACTAAAAATATTATTGAACAAATTGAAAAAATGTTTGGAAGACAATCAGAACAATATATGTTTCAATTGATTAATGATGCAATGGATGATATTGCATCAAATAAAAGAAATTATATGGTATCATCAACATCTACATTAGAGGGTTATAAGAGATGGTATGAATTAGCAGATAAAGTAATTGATATTACAAAAGTAGAAATAAAAGATACAAATGATAGATATATAATGATACCTAAACTTGCAGACCCTCATAGATTATTAAGAGACGATACTGAATCAACTGATGATTCATTAACATAAGGATTAATTATGGCAACAAATAAAAGAACATATCCAAATACTTATTTTGCTTGGTATAATGATGATAGTAGAGTTGCAATATTAGCTCAAGATACAACTAGCACATCAGGCGAAAGAACTAAAGAAAAATATGATACTTATCAAGGAAGTGATGTTTCAAGCGGATTAAGAATAACATTTCATTCTAAGTATGAAACAATTGATGCTCAAACAGATGATTTAAAAACAAATGGAGGACTTGATTCTGGATTACATCCAGCAGTAGTATGTTATATGAAATCAAGATTGTTTGAAGATTTAGGAGATTTAGAAAAAGCTCAATATTTTAGAGCAATGTATGATAAAATGATAAAACAATATCCATTAAGAAAAACAGGTGTGCGTTCTTTAGCAGTACCAAGATTATAGGAGATATATATGGCTTACAATTCAACAGCATGGACAACAGATGGAAATACAAATACTACTGGTGGATATAGCTTGTATGCTTATTTTGGAATAGGATATAGCGGAGCATCTCATTATACTTATGATACTCATTATCCTTTACCATTTCAAGGTTCGCCTTATATAACAAGTTCAGAATCCGATGTAGATTTTGGTACAGGAACTAATCCAGATACTTCGTTTACAACTGCAGACACAGATACTCAATATGCTGGACAAATATCACCAATGATATGGTATGTCCCTGATAATATAGTTATTGATGCTGTATATTCTTTAGAGGGAGCAGATAATGCTACTGGAGGAACAACAAGAATGCATTTAATGTCATTTGATTATACTTCTGGTTCAACATCTACTTTAGCAAATGGACAAATTATTGCATCAAATTCAGATGTTACAAATGCTGGAAATGAGCAAACATATTTAAGTACTTTTACAATTGATAGTAGTTATTCAAGTGTATCATCAGGAAAAGCTATATTAGCATTTTTTAGAGTAGATTCGTCAGTAGCATCTGATTATTCTGCTTCTGTAACAATAAAATACCATTTATCATAAATAAGGGGAAATAATGGATTTTAAAAAAGAGCTTGAGTTATATAAACAGCAACTTGAGCAAGTT